AAGAAATTAAAGGATTTGATGATATAACATTAAATTGTTCATATTTTAATATTCAAAATCAAGCATTTATTAAAAATGAAGATTTTGAGAAGGAAGAATTCAGCAAAGCATGGAAAACACATGTTTTGAGTAATTGGATGAATTTTGGAGGAAGGAATTTCTGCCCAAGTTATAGCTCGTCATTCAATTTTGTAGCTGATCCTTCTAAGGATTTGTTATCTAGGTTGTCAAGGATGTATTGTCCTTTAATTATGTTTACTGACATAAAATTTGATTTTTTTATTCCAAAAATTTATATTAGAATACCAGATAGTGTTTTGTACCTTGAAGTAATGCCATGCGCATATAAGATTTCCATGGGATACAGCAAAGGGGGTTTTTTATTTGTCGATGCAAATGAGAAACCTATATTTGAGTATCCGTTCTTAATGAGAGATGATAAGTGCGTTATGTGTGATGCTTCATTCAAACATTGTCAATGTGTATGGTCTAAAGTTAAAACTGGTATTATGGCAGATATAAAACCTAAGCAATTAGGCCCTAATACACATACATTAGTTAAATTTAAGGAATTGACTGGAACAACCCCTATAGTATATGAAGATAACAAATTTTTAGATGTCCCTTCATTTGTTTTTGGAACAAATAGGAAAAATTGCCTAGTTATAGGAGATAAAGTTTATAGGTACGGCGATGTTTTGGAGTTACCAACTATCCATCCGATTAATTATGATTTGAAGTATGTCATAAAGAATGAAAAGTCATTGAAATTTATTAATAAGCTTTATAAGAAAATAGAAAATGCAGGAATTAGGGTGTCGCTAGCTGATGACTTTGGTCAGTATGTTGTTTGGTGTAATCAAACTCAAAATCCGAGGCCTTCAAACGCCATTGGAATTGATGTTTTTACAAATGACGAGACGAGACAGGAGAAGGAAAGTACTTCTACTCCACGTAATGTGGATAATGAATCAAAGATGCCCAAAATTAGTGAAACTAACTTTACTGAGACACTTAACTTGGGAAATAGACATACCAATAACTCAAATACCTCGTTACTTCAGAAAGACGTATATGGAGATGAAAGCAAGTGGACAAATCATTGCGAAAAATTTATTGGCAAAGTACAACTTAAGTTTGAATCAATTAAACTCTTATTTAATAAATCAGGAGATGAAAACCCTAAAGATGCTACTCCAGAGTTGCTCAGAATTAGAAAAGAATCTTTACGTTCTAAAGCTAAAAAGCTTGGCAAACGTGCTAAAAAGAAAATTATTAGCTTGTTCAAGTCAGCCCAACCAGGAAAGAAATTCAATGAATTGAAAAGGACTGTGGCGACTACATGGTATAACATGAATAAGTGGTTTTATAAAAAATTAAATTTACCTAAAGAAGATGATCTCACCGAGTTTTTAGTGATTGAGGATGGGAACATTAACTTTGAAACCAATGCAAGTAAAAGTGAGGAAGAAATTTTGTTGAACAAAATTTACAAATGTCACACACCTACAGGTTTTTTATGTAGGAAAATCGCAGAATTGTTGGTGGGAGCTGAAAATTTGATTTCACTAATACCAGAGGTAGGAGGAATAGAGTATGTGAGCATTTTTGCAAAAGGTTCCAAGTTGTTTATTTTAAGATTGTTGAAAGCTTGCTTAAAAAACCCAACTTTATTGGGGTTAGCAGCTGCTTTTATAGTTTTGATAATGAATTATAACAACTTGATGGAGCATGCAAAGAGTTACTATTTGAACGCTACTTTGGATACAAATTTGCAACCAATATATTCAGTCTTCCCTGTTGAGGGTATATTAGGAGCAATTTCATCTAACACAATACCTTTGATATTTAGTTCTTTAGTATTGGGATCTGCTTGGAAATCTGTAGTGAATTATGCAGAGAAACATGAAAATCCAAAGGAGAAGACGAATAAGGAGATGGAGTTTTCCATTTTTACTTTGTTGAATAGTACAGTTATTACCTCATCAGTGGCTGTTGGTGCATTGAGTCTGTTTATAGAGTCAATTAATCTAGCAGCTTACGCTAGTACTAAGTATCCTAAGAAATTTTATACACCAGGATATGGTAAGAACCAAGTTAGAATAGCAAACAATTATAAGGTGTCACACTCTGTTTCACCTCCAGTGGAAGTTGTGAGAGATGTAATGCCAGATCCAATCAAAAATGATATTAAGGAAACTCACTCAATTCCAAAGCATAATCATAGCAAATTTAAACCCATATTGAAGAAATGTTGGGGATGTAATTCAAGAGTGAAGAAGGAGGATGTTGATTGTTGTTCCAGATGTAACACTGTTTTTACAAGGGAATGCGATCAATGCAAGAAAAAATTTACACCACATTTCAAGACTCATTTGAAATGTGACTCTTGTTTCTCTAGGAACAAGGAAAACCATGCCATGAAGCAAGAAGAAGAAAGAATTAAAAGTACCCCAATCCCAAAAGAGAAAGGAAAGGACATGTATCGTGAGAGCATGGACGAAATTAAGAACTTGAATGATACTATTAAAGCCAATGAAAAGAAAGAAAAGAAGAGATTGAAGCGTAAAGCTCGCAGAGAACGTGCAAAATTGAAGAAAGAAAGCCATTCGACTGGCTTCAAAGGGACCAGGGTTGGAGATAAAAAAGATTATATAAATTATGATGAGAATATGACTGATTATGATTACGAGAGAGATGAAAAATTTAGGAACGAACATGATAATGATATGTTCAGTGATAGACAATCCCAATATGATCTATATGTTCACGGAGAAATTATAGATGAATACGGAGATGTGGATTTCTTTCTCGCTGATTGTGGAGTTGAAGATGGAGAGGATTTTAGCGGAAACAGATATGATAATAAGTACGAACAAGCTTACGCTTGCATGAGAGAAATTCATCATAGAGATGGTCGTGGTAAACAATGGCATCAGGAATATAAGAACAATAATAAATACCATCAAGATGCTACTGATTATTTTGAGGGTAAAGGTAAAGGTGGTAAGATGAGAAAAGATAAGAATTACTGGAAAGATACTCAAGATTGGAAAGAAGTCAAGAGATTCAACAGGACTCATCATTCTTTAAAACCTAGCTCTAGTCATTACCATATGTTATTACATGACATAGCTGATTGGCTAACTTTGAATAATGGTGTTTTTAAGCCTAGGAAGGTGGGAAATATCAAAACCCTTAAGGACAAACAATTGAAGGAGAAATTGCAAAAACAGAAATTAACCATTGAAGCTTTGTTAAAGGAAAGAGGTAGAGTTTCGCATGCTAAGATTGCACAGAATTTATCAGATAATGTTGTTGGAGCTTGTGATGAAAATAAAAACTTTATAGCCCACGCTGTCTTAATTTCTGAATTTTATGCTTTGGGTTGTGAACATTATGGTGATATAAGATTTGTAACTCAAAAGATAGGAGGCCAACAAATGAAAATGAGTGAGATAGAGAAGGTAACTACATTAACTGGATCAAAATTTGATAAATTAGTACTTCTTAAACTTAAACAACCCCTTGTGTATAGAACAATGAAATTGAAGGTATTATCTGGAAGTACTGACGCAGTGATAATGGGAGGCAACACCCATAAGTACATCCAAATAAGTTCTGTTACTAAGGACGAACAAGGTTTTTTAAGATGGAATGGTGAATCTGTTAAAGGTGATTGCGGTGGCATTATCTTAAATTCAGACGGCCATCTAATGGGAATTCATGCCGGTAAGGACCTATCTAATACTGTCTCCAAGGGTCTTTTTGGTTTAGCGTTGGAAACATCACATCTTGAATATTTTAGAAATTTAGGAGTCTCGCTTTTCTAGGAGTCCCAACTTATCCATCCCTCCTTATAATGAGTAAGAAGCCGAAATATCAATTTGAACACATCTCCTACTATGGCAACATAGGGGATCGAAAATTCAATGGTTATTCTCAATATTTAGGAGAGATGTCACCACTTAGCGATATCATGTTTCACTCCCAGCTGGGAGATGGATATGAAATAGCGAAGTTAGGTAAGTTGGAAGATATGATTGAAAGATTCAGAAAATACGATGTAGAACATCCCCCTATCAATTATGATTTAGCGGTAAAAGCTATTGACACTTTCTTTGATAGGATTGGAAATTGCGATGTTCTTTCTTTTGAAGAGGCATTTGATGAACTTGATTTATCAAAATCCATAGGTATGGGAGCCAAGAATTCTAAGATAATATCTAGGGAGGATTCTCAAATGATCAATTATTTGAAAGGGTACATTGATATCGCGTCCACTCAAAATGTTTTCTGTTTAATAAATGGGAGTCAGAAAGATGAAGTGAGAGTTGTAGGTAAAACCCCACGATTCTTTACGTCTTTTCCTCCAGAACACACAGTATCAGCATCTATGGTAATGGGAGAATTCTTTAGGCAATTTGCAAGCAATTCTTTTGCTAATTGTGGTCTTCCGTCTGCAGTAGGTGATCCACTGCAAAGTGGAGGTATGGCCTTTTATAAAGATGCTTTAGAGCGTCACCCATACTGGTATTGTACTGACACAAGTGCGCAAGATTCCTCAGTTTCAGCTGAGTTCATGAATTTGGTGTACGATAAAGTCAAGAAAAAAATTATATTTCCAAATGAGGACTATGAATATTTATTTGAAAATGTTAGATTCAACTCTATTAATAAGCTTATCAACATTAATGGAGAGTTGTATGTCTGTCCCAGAGGACTTGGCTCTGGCGATTATTTGACTATAATAATAAATATTCTTTGGAGGTATTACATGGTGTTGGAAAATTATCATCATGACTTGGATAGGATATTGATTGACAATACAATTATTATCAATGGAGATGATTTAGTTATGACTTCTGAATTTAAAGATCTAAACCTCAACTCAAAGCATGCCAAAATTGAGTGGGCAGGTGGTCCTATACCAAAAGAACAATCTGATTTTTGTTCCTTGATGTTTTATCCTTACATTCACCATTCATCTGAAAAGGTAATGGCTGTCTATAAGTTGAGAAAACAAAGAAGTAAATCTTTTGATCCAAATGCAGAAGCTCAGAGAATAGCTGGTTTGATGAGATGTTTAGTTGACTACAAAACTTACAAGTATTTTTCTAATATACTTGAGATAATGCATGTAGAAGGCGAGATATCTTATGAAGTTTACCAGAATTCGATGATTTCATATCAAGAGATCTTTAATAGGTACAATACTTATCTTTCATTTGACACGAATTAAGGTATTTAAATCCCGAGGGAGCCTTTTTAAAATACTCAAATGAATGGAAAAAATGTCATTACTACAACAAAAGTCCCATTGCAAAAACAAAATCGTAGAAATAGGAAAACCAAAACCAAAATTGTCTACGTACGTCAACCCTTACAAGAACAACATAAGCAAGGAGGAAAAAGATATAATAGACGTAAAAAAAATAATAGAAGAGCTCGTAGAAAGGGTGGAAAATCTGGAGAAATGTCTAAGCATTTCGCAAAGGACAAGGAACTAAAGATGTTAGCTCAGTCTATGATGAATCCTTTTGACTTATCTGCAAAAGGAGTCAAGCTTAAAGACTCTTCTATAACTATGACTGACACCTTCTTTGTAACGGGGAAAGGCACTGGGTCATGCAATAAGAACGGCAATGGTTGGATTATTGTAGCACCAGGTAAGTTATCAGTTAAAGATGTTAATTCAATTAATTATTCATCATACGCGAATAATAGTGATGATGGAATGGGTGGTAATGGAAATCTAGCATCAACAAATTCACCTTTTATTACCACTGATTTCACAAATAAAGCTGAGTCTAAGACGACTTTCAATTTATTTCGACCTGTATCTGTTGGAATTAGAGTTAGATGTCTTAATAATAGGCTTAATATGTCAGGAGTTGCTTACACGATTCAGTGTAACCCAAGATCCAAACCATTAGATGGTTTCCTTCCTGATGATATACAAAAACAAGGCTATAAAGAATACCCATTTGCAAATGATAAGTTTCATTCTGTTAATAGACATATTACTGATCAGTTAGACTATCAGTTTCAGCAATTTGTCGTGGTTAATGAATATTGGGTGCCTGTTTATGAGGGAGATGATACTGAGAGTCCTCCTTCCCTAGATGCTAATTGGAATCTAGGTATTTTTATATCCTCTCAACCTGAATGTCCTTTCGAGTGGGAAGTTTACGCACACTTTGAGAGAAAAGGGCCTTCTATACAAAATGCATCGATAGCCAAACCAAATCAGGAAGGCATGTCTGCACTAACTTATTCAATGTCGAAATTAAGGATGAAAGACAACACAACACCTGATCATATTGCTCCTTCAAGTAAGTCGAGCAGCGGTGGTGTGGGGGATAAAATCCTTGACAAGGTATTGGATAGTGCGTTCGATTTTATGTTCTGACATTCCTATGCATTTTTAAGTTACTTGAACACATGTTTTTTTATATGTAGTTCGACTACATATTTTTGTGAGTAAGGTAACACATCATTTTATCTAGATG